TTACAAAGCCTATGGTGGGTGATCTTTTATACCTACCCATCACTCGATCATTTCTTGAAATCAAGCATGTAGAGGATGAGAGTCCGTTTTATGAGCTTGGTAAACAATACATCTGGGAAGTTAAGACAGAAACGTTCGAATTCTCTTATGAGAGTTTTGAAACAGGCGATTCAACAATTGATGATCTGATTAACACCGATCTTATGAATTATGAAACAGAAACAGAAACAGAAGATTATGGAAAGAATGATGAGATTCAGACAGAGAGTGATACGTTTGTTGATTTTAACGAAAATGACCCATTTGGGGTAAAATAATATGGCAGCTTTAGACCAACACTTTTATCATAATTCTATTAGAACATACACAGCCGCATTTGGCACGATATTTAACAACATCTATATTGTGAGAAGTGACGGAAAGAAAATTAAAATTCCTTTGTCTTATTCATCCAGACAAAAGTTTGATATTATACAAAAGTATGAAAGTGATGCTCACATCAAAGTGAAATTTCCTAGAATCGGTTTTGTTCTTACTGGTTGGAGTCGTGACCCACAAAGAATCCAAAACAAACACGATTTGATGTATCAACAAATTGACAGGACTCAAGTGGATAGAGTTAACAAACAGCTTAACAGAGTTCCCTATATTTTCAACTACCAAGTAACTGTAGGGACAAAAAACCTCGACGATATGTTTCAGATAATGGAACAAATCGCAGCATGGTTTAATCCGTCACTGAATATCAACATCACAGAGAACCCAGATTTGGGTATTGAAACTTCTTTGAATGTTATGATGACAGATTCTAGTTTAGCAGATGACTATGAGGGGCAAATGGAAGATGAAAAAACACTGATATCTACATTCAATTTTGATGTAGAGGGATTTCTTTACATGCCAACAAGCAACCAAGGTGTTATCCAAAGCATCACCCTAAACTATTACGATTTAAACGATCCTGACACAATTTTAGAAACGGATATCATACCATGAGCAAGCGAGATAAAATCAACAAAGACATTGAAGCCTTTATTGGAATTGAGCATGATGTTGATTCTCATTTAGATGGTCTGGATGACGAATCAATGCCTCGCGAAAGATTCGATTTGGTTGAATATAGTCCTGTTACATCCAAAGTGCCTGTAGAACAGCGTGAGAGTGATGTATACGATGATTACAATTACACTAGAACGGTTCTTAGGGGTTTGATAGAACGTGGTACAAGCGCGTTAGAAGGCTCTCTGATGCTTGCTAAGGAATCAGAACATCCGAGAGCGTTTGAAGTCTCTAGCACACTGATGAAAAATATCTCAGACATGAGTAAAGACCTCATGGAGCTACACAAACATTTAGAAAATGAGAAAGGTGATAAAAAAGCCAAAACAGTAAACAATACACAAAATAACAACTATTATTCAACAGATGGAAAGCCTCAAAAGGGGGTTAATGATCTTTTGGATGATTTGGATGATAACAAAAAAAAAGAAGAAAAAGTAATCTATGAGTAGTTTCAACAAGTCAAAATTTAAAAGAATAGTAACTTATCTGGCAAAAGAAACTTGTGCGCCATTCAACCATATCGAGTTTGTTATAGACAATAAAGAACTTGTTATGAAATATTTGTCAAAAAATACTCTAAAGCTTGAAATTGATGGGTTTGATCAATATGAAGTTACTGGTTCTGATATCCAATATCAAAAAAACCCGTTGGTATTAGGTAAAACAAAATACAGAGAGTTTACACAACTACAAATGCTTGAGTGGGTTAAATGCTCGCTTAATTCTACTTACTTTACAAGAAAATATATTAAGATTATATCTTTGGATGAAGGGCTTATTGGCTTTGATATGTATCCATATCAAGAAGATATGGTAGAATTGTTTCAAAATAACAGGTATAGCATTGTAGGTACAGGAAGACAACAAGGTAAGACAACGACCGCCGCAGCTTATATTTTATGGTTTGCTACTTTTCATTCATCAAAACAAGTCGCTGTATTAGCTAACAAGTCAGATCAAGCACAAGAAATCGTTGAAAGGATTCAGATGTCATATGAATATCTTCCGGTTTTTCTTAAACAGGGTGTAACAACATACAACAAACGATCAATGACATTTACAAACCACTCAAAAATATTTTCTGGTGCTTCTACTAAATCATCAATTCGTGGTAAAAGTATTTCTTTAGTATATTGGGACGAGGCCGCACACACAGATAACGATATAGAATTTTACGAATCTGTATTTCCTACAATATCTAGTGGTAAAGATTCAAAGGTTATAATGACATCAACACCAAATGGTGCTAGAGGCTTGTTCTATAAAATTTGGACTGAGTATGAAACCAATGGATATACAAGACTTAAAGTAACATGGGATATGATAACATCTCGTGACGAAGAATGGAAGAGAGAAATGATCGCAGCTACAAGCTACGAACAATTTCTACAAGAACATTGCGTGGTCTTTCGTGGTAGTCAAAAATCTTTGTTAAATGCTGCAACACTTGAAAAATTGGTACATAGAGAACCAGATGAAATAAAAAATGACGTAAAAATATATCATGATGTTGAAGACAATCATATTTACGCAACAATAGTAGACGTTAGTAGAGGGTTATCACAAGATTTTAGCGCATTTATTGTTTTTGATGTAACAGAAATGCCTTATAGAGTAGTAGCGACATATAGAAATAATAAAATATCCCCAGTGTTATATCCTAGCGTTATATTTTCTACAGCACAACATTACAACAATGCGATGGTTTTAGTTGAGATAAACGATATCGGTGAACAAGTAGCTTCTATTCTATACAACGAATATGATTATGAAGAACTACTAATGACAAAATCTGATAAGAGTAGACAGATACTTTGGTATGGAAATGATTGTAAGCTTGGTGTCAGAACAACTACTTCGGTTAAATCTGTTGGTTGTTCTAACATAAAAACTCTGATTGAGAATGAAAAGATTGAATTGAATGATAAAACAGTCATTGATGAATTTGGTACATTCATACCCAAAGGAAAAAGCTACGAAGCTGATTCTGGTGCCAATGACGACTTTGCAATGTGTTGTGTTCTCTTTGCATGGGCAACCACACAACAATACTTTAAAGATATGACAGATATCAACACTCGTGTTGAACTATTGAAAGATAAAGAAAATAACGAACAACTAACCCCGTTTGGATTTATTGAGCGCGATTTTGATCCATCCGATGGGCAAGGCGAAGACGTTACACAAAATCCATTCGGAATAAAGCAAGGTGAGGTTGACAGAAATGATGTATTTTTTGACGGGTTTTGATTCAAACCTATCAATTCATAAATAGAATCAGACACAAATAAACCAAACCAATTATGAGGTTTTCAAAAAACTATGACTTCTCCAAGTGTAATTTCAAAAGAAAAAGATTTAACCTTTACTATCCAGAGCATTACAACTAATGCTACTGGTTATGTAGGTATGTTTCGTTGGGGGCCAGCTAATGAAATTGTTAGTATTACTACCAATGAAAACGAATTGCTACAAAGGTTTGGTGAGCCAGACAAACAAACAGCACTATACTTTCTTTCCGCCGCAAACTATATGCTATATGGTGTTCCTTTGGAAGTGGTTCGGGTAGTTGGTACTGGTGCCTTGAACTCGATTGATTCAGTTGCTGATGCAGCTAGTCAAACTCCTATTCTGGTTGAGAATGAATCAACATTTGATCTTCTTACTGATGCAGCATTCACCACACAAGATCCAGCTTTTATTGGTCGTTATGCTGGGTCGCTTTCTAACTCTATTAAAATTTCTGCTGTTGATGAAACGGGGTTTGATGGTTGGGAATATGCTGAACAATTCACCTATGCACCAACCGGTGACACATTCAACTTGATCGTAATTGATGAAGATGGTTTGATCACTGGTACTGTTGGTGCAGTAATTGAAAAATACGAACGGATTTCCAAAACTGCTGGCACTAAGAAAATGGATGGTACTAGCGCATATGTGGTTGAAGCCATTAAAAATCAGTCAAACTACATCTACTGCTATTCCGCAGATGCAATTGAATTTTCCACTGGTTTGTTTGAAGCATCCCTTACAGGTGGTGTAGATGACAACGTACAAGCTAATGCTGACTTTGCAACCGCATTTGATATGTTCTCTAATTCAGAGGCGGTTGACATTGTTCGACTGATGACTTCTGGTGCAGATTCAGCCGCTAAGATTCGTGCTGTTGATGTGTGTGAAACTCGTGGTGATTCTGTTGCTTTCGTAGCTCCTGATCTTGCTGATGTTTATAATAACCTTACTTCTGTTGATGATGTTAGAGATTTCTTTAACACCACACTCAACAAAAACACTTCTTATGGATTTGGTGTTGATAATTGGAAACTGGTTAATGACAAATACAATGACACCACTATGTGGATTCCTTGCGATTCAGATGCCGCTGGTTTGCATTCTCGTTTGTTTGTTACCGCAGAGCCTTGGTTCTCTCCCGCTGGTCTAAACCGTGGACAGTTGAAGAACGTCATCAAGCTTGCATGGTCGCCTAACAAGGCACAGAGAGATGTTTTGTACAAGGATGGCATTAACTCTATAATCTCATTTCCGGGCGAAGGCACTGTGTTGTTTGGTGATAAGACACTGCTTAAAGCACCTTCTGCCTTTAACCGCATCAACGTTCGTACCTTGTTTATTGTTATTAGGCGGGCTATTAGTCGCGCTGCTAGATACCAGTTGTTTGAACTAAATGATCCTATCACACGTTCATTGTTCAGAAATGCGACTGATCAGTATCTTGATAACATTCAAGGTCGCCGTGGCATCTATGAAAAACGTGTAGTTGCTGATGAAACAAACAACACACCACAAGTAATAGATAGCAATGAGTTTGTGGGGGATATTTACATATCACCCGCTAGATCAATCAACACAATTCGACTCTCATTTGTAGCAGTTGGTACAGGGGCTAATTTTGAAGAACTAGAAGGCGCGTAAAGTAATGATCATTGTGTGGGGATAATTACCTCACACAATTTATTGTATAAATAACAGTAACACAAAAACTAATTAATAGGAATAAAATAATGGGTTCCACGATTTCCGAATTTAAAGCATCCCTAAGTGGAGGTGGTGCCAGAAGTAACCGCTTTGAGGTCTTGGTTGAATTTCCCGCATTTGCTGGTGGTTCAGAAGATACTCGAAAAACTCCCTTTTTGGTAAGCTCTACATCTTTGCCTGCTTCTACTCTAGGTACAATTGAACGCCCATTCCGTGGTCGTGCATTAAAACTGGCTGGTGACAGAACATTTGATGAATGGACAGCTTCATTCGTAAACGACACTGACTTTGGTTTGCGTGATGCGTTTGAACGCTGGCACAATGCTATCAACGGCTATAACTCAAACACTGGTGTAACAAGCCCAGATGATTATATGACCACTGTGAGTGTGTATCAGCTTGACTCACAGGACAACCGTATTAAAGAATATATTTTGAAAATGGCATACCCTAGCAATATTGGGGCAATTGAACTTGGTCAAGACACCAATGATTCTATCGAAGAATTTGAAGTAAGCTTTCAGTTCTCCGACATGACATCAAACACCACAACTTAATCTTGAGACTGGTTCTAAATAGGATTGTGTTGAAACTTAAAAACAATCAACACAATCCAAATTTAATAAGGTGATATACTGATTATGGCCCAAAGACAAGAAATGTTTAGTTGGCTTGATAAAAAATCGTTAGGCGATCAAGACGAAAGCAAAAAAACACTATCCAATCAGATTGCTACTGATGATAATGATGGTGCTGTCGTTCTTGAAGACTCTATTAATGAGTTTATTCTCAACTACGATTTTACGTATAATAACCAAGCGGAGTTAATTAATACTTACAGAGAAGTCGCTAATTATAATGAAGTTGATTTTGCAATTGAAGATATTGTAAATGAAGCTGTTACATTTGGCGATAGTGATACTAATGCTGTTGAGCTTGACCTTTCTTCTATTGACGATGAAATTTTATCTGAAAAGGTAAAAGAATTTGTTTATGAGAGTTGGGACAAGATTAATAATTTGTTGGACTTGAACACAACCATCCATAGACGATTTAAGTCTTTTTATATTGATGGTCGATTGTCTTATCAAAAAGTTATTGACAAGGCGAGTGTGTCTAACAACGGTCTTCTTAATATCATTCAACTTGATCCACGTTTTGTCACAAAGTTTCGTAACGTAGAATATGACAAAGCAAACCACACAATTCAAGCGGTTGATGAGTATTTCATTTATAATGAAAACATTGCCGAAACCAACCCAAGTGATCAGAAAACAAAACAAAACAAAAATTCTAATTTTAAAGAAGCTTTAAAGCTTAACAAAGAATCTATCACATATGTTACATCTGGTATAACAGATAGCAATAGCGGATACGCTATTAGTTGGCTACACAAAGCGGTAAAACCTGCTAACCAACTACGTATGATGGAAAACGCACTTGTTGTGTATCGTATTACTCGCGCACCAGAGCGTAGAGTTTTTTATGTCGATACGTCTGGGATGACAAAGACAAAAGCAGAACAGTATCTAAAGAACCTGAAATCTAATTACAGAAATCGTATGTCTTACGATCCAGATTCAGGAAGCTTTAAAGATTCACGTCACTTGATGACGATGCAAGAAGATTATTGGATGCCTAGAAATGCATCCACAGGCAAGGGTACAGAGGTTGACACGCTTCCCGGTGGCCAAAACCTCGGTGACATAGAAGATGTCGTCTATTTCCTGAAACGCTTGTACAAGGCTCTCAACATCCCCACATCACGCCTTGAAGCTGACTCTATCGTTAGCCTTGGCAGAAACACAGAAATTAATCGTGATGAGCTTAAATTTGGAAAGTTTGTAACCAAAGTTAAGAAACGTTTCAACATGATGTTTCTTGATCTTCTACGAACTGAACTTATTCTTACCAAAGTAATTACAGGTAAGGAATGGGATAAAATAAAGAATCAGATCAAGTTTATTTATTCACAAGACATGTATCTTGAAGAACAAAAGAAATTTGAAATGATGCGTGATCGTCTTGAGCTTCTATATGAACTTAACGATTACGTAGGCAAGTATTTCTCTCACGATTATATCAGACGACAAATTCTTAAACAATCTGATGAAGAGATTGAAGAACAAGATAAGCTCATTGAAGAAGAAAAAAAGAACAAACAATACAATCCTGATGAAGAAAATCAGGGTAGATTTTAAACCAATTTATAGAAAGCAACTAGAGGAAGTGTAACATGAACACAGAACAACAATTCGTTGATCTTATTAAAGAAGGCAAAGTTGCTGACGCTATGCAACTTATTAAAACAGCATTAACCGAAATGGCTGGTGCTAGTATTGTTCAGAATAAATTTGATATTGCCGAAGGTTATGGCATGAAGAAAAAGTCTATGAAAGAAGAAGATGACGACATGGACGATGATGAAGAAGACGAAGATGACATGGAAGACGATGAAGAAGACGAAGATGATGAAATGAAAGAAATGAAAAAGATGAAGAAATAAGGACTCATCATGTCAGAAGAACAAACACAAGAAGAATTAGACGAAGCTACTAAAAAGACTCGTGTTGATTCCAAAGGGAAGAAAACAAAAAGAGTTAAATGTGCGCCGGGTTTTAAGTTAAAATCCAATGGTTTGAGTTGTGTAAAGATGACCGGTTCTGAAAAAGCCAGTAGAAAAAAAGCCGCTAAAAAATCAGTTAAAACCCGCAAGGGAAAATCTCAGGCTGGTAGTAATCGCAAAAGAGCTAAGGCTATAAAGAAACGCAAGGGTTTAGGTCTTAGTTAAAACTTATCAAAAGGATTATTTAACAATGAAAACATTTCCAGAATTTTTAAAGGATCAAAAAGAACTTTCTGAGGCGGCTCAACCTGAATGGCGCGTTGCTTTTAAGAAGACAAAAATGAACGGTGTAGATATCTCTGATAGCCCTGTAACTGTAAAGGCAAGAGATACTAGAGAAGCCATTTTAAAAGCTGCTAAGAAGGTTGGTATTTCTGACAAATCCGCAGCCATGCAATTAAAAACAAAATCTGTA